TGAAACTGGCGGTCAGTATAACCTGCTCACATTCAGTGATGGCACAACACTACGAACATTTGATCAGCATCGTATCTTTAACAAACAAGCAGGTGCGTTTACCTATCCAATGACAGATGCCACTCCTATCGGAACTGTCACGGTGAACGAACATGGTCAAGAGATCACCCTGACCAGCAAGCAAGTGATCCAAGATACCATTGACTACTACAATGTTATCACTGACCATCACATGAACTTGTTCTCTGACAGTGTGTTGACATCATGCAGATTCAACAACATCTATCCCGTCGTAGACATGAAGTTTGCAAAAGATTCAAGAACTCCGCGCACCAGAGCAGAATTTGCCAATATTCCAGATAGGTTTTTCCATGGTCTGCGACTCACAGAACAAACCGCAGATGTTGAAACGGTTGAATGGTATGTGGACAGACTCCTGGCAACTGAAAGGTCAACTCAAGTGGAACTGGCATCTTGAAAATACTGTTCTTGGATCATTACGGCGTGATGTGTCTTGGTGCTCGCGAGATAGTTAGAACTGAACACAGCATGCCCACTGACGCTGAATTTGCGGGAACCAACAAGACCTATTTCAGTGACTTTGATCCCTCGGCAGTTGAGATTCTAAATCACATACTAGATCAGACTGGTGCTGAAATTGTGGTAAGCAGTGACTGGAAATGCAAAATCAGCATTGAAGGCATGTGTGAGTTTTATCGGACTCAAGGCATCAAAAAAATGCCCATTGATTATACTGCGTGGTTGCCCGGTGCTGCCACATATCATGAACAACGAGCAGGTGAGATAAATGCTTGGTTACAACAGCATCCTGAAACTACTAAATGGGCAGCAGTGGATGATTTATACATGGGAACTTGGTTGACAAATTTTGCATGGGCAAAAAATGTTCATCTAGGAATAAATGACCCCACAGTGCAACAACAACTGGTAGATATCCTTATGTAACAGCATGATTTGCACTACAATCAGATCTTGAAGAATCCCAGAAATTTGTGCATGCGGTTGATCACTGAATCCCAGTCACCCATCACAGGTTGACGATATAGTCTAGCACTGGGATACCAAGGTGAATCTTCGCGTTTCAGCAACCAGCGCCAGCAGTTACCATAGGCATTGAGTGGTATCCATACAGGACGACCCATCGCACCAGCCAAGTGTGCGTTGGCAGTGTCCACCGATATCACAAGATCTAGATGATGCATGAGACCTGCTGTGTCTGCAAAATCACGGATGGTGCCCGGAAAACATTCACCACCCGCGGCGATAATTATAGCAGATTCTTCTTCAGTGCTATCCACAGTCAAGTTGATCCATTGATGTTCAGGATTGCGGCGTATGAGTTCGGCCATCTTTTCCACAGGCATGGCTTTGTGATTGTGTATCCAGGAATCCTTACGTCCTGACCAACACACACCAATCCTCATGCGAGTTTTAGCGCCCAGTCTATCAGCCCACTCCTGCGCTTTGGCAGGTTCAGCAGCTACATATTGCAGTTGATGGGCGAGATTTTCTAATGTCAACCCGATCACTCGTGGTATACTCATCATGGGAACCCAGTAATCAAATTCTCCAAGATCTTCGCCGGCTTCGTAGATTCCAACAATGCCACCAGCTGGCGCCGGAAACAATGCTTTGACCCCGGTACCAAGAACCATTTTTATTTTTGCGCCAGCTGATTGTAGATTGGCTGCAAATCTCAAAAACTGGATCTGATCTCCAAGACCTTGTTCACCCACTAACAGTATGATTTTGTCTTTAATGTCTTGCCCAGTCCACTCAGGTTGGGCCAATTGTGGTTTGATACCGGCCATGTGTTCGTAGCGCCAACGTGATTCGTAGTATGGCCATCCACGTTGGTAATCACCCTTGAGTAGGTAGGCCACAGATAGATTGAATTCAGCAGTGACGTTGGCAGGATCAATTTCGTGTGCAGCATGTAAGAATGGAATAGCTCTTTCTGGATAGCCCATCTCTCTCAGCACATTGCCGTAGTTGTTGAACGCAGCACCATGATTGAAATCTTGTCCAAAGATCTGTGCATAGCAGTTCAATGCCTGTTGGGGTTGATGATCGGCACGGTGTTGATTGCCTTGTTCGAGTAGTTGTTCAGTGTTCATATGGATATTTAAGAATCTCTTGCATGGCACCTAAAATAAGTGGTTGTCCATAAATAAGGTATGTACGCAATACTGCGTCTTATGCGGTTTAACCCGCCGCGTAGAAGCTAGAACCTTCATCGGACTTCTTTAAAGGAGAAAACAAATGGGACGTCCCTTAAAAATACAGAAATACAGTTTAAACACTGGTGTCGGCAGCCCCGGCGCAAACACACCTGTGGATCTTGCTTATCCACCATTCAGCGAACTCACTAATCCAGCATACAATGAGCCCACACAAACGCTGGATTCTGCCCAATTCTTGGGTGTGGTTGGCGGATCACCTCCTACCAGCCAACCCAGCGCCACATATCCTGTGGTCACAGCATTTGTGAATATCACTCTGGCCAATGGTTCATCCACTGCTGCTTTTACCGGATCATACGCAGGCCGTATCATACGCCAAAAAGGCAGTCACAAATATCTAGTGGCCTACACCGGCGGAACCACTGCGGATGGTGCTTTCATAGTTGGTCAGGCATATCAGATCGTGGCTCTTGGATCAACTGACTGGCAATCAGTAGGCACAGGCACAGGTACAGTTGCAGCCGGTGATATCTTCACAGCCACAGCAGCCGACGGCGGCGGCAACGGTACTGCATATCCAGTTGGCGTGTGTGTGTTGACCAATGATACCACACCAGCAACAGGGCTCATGGCCATTGGCTACGAATCAGGCGACAGTGCAGCAGCCACGGCCAGTAACCTCAAGAACAAGTGGGTACGTGACTGGGTGGGAACCACCGGAGACTACAGCGATGCCAATCTTGGCGAAGTTGACTATACCAGCGAACTTTACTATGTGGCCAACTTCTTCACAGACGAAGGCGGTGTTGCACAGTCAGGTTTGGATACAGCTACCGCTACAGAATCTGTTGCAGGAGCACCAGCAGGATTTATTCCACTGGCAGTTATCAACAATGCAACCAGCTAAAGTTTAGCCACCCGGAATCCTCTCAGCTACATACTGAGAGGATTTTTTTATGACCATAGCATTTGTATTGGGCAATGGGCAGAGCCGTACCAGCATAGATCTAGTGCAACTTCGCCAACTAGGCCCTATCTACGGCTGCAACGGGCTGTACAGAGACTGGGAGCCTGATTGTCTTGTGGCTACAGATCGCCCCATAGCCGAAGCTATACAACGATCGGGCTACGCAAAAACTCACAGATTCTACACCCGACGTCCTTTGTCCGATTCAGGTGCTCAAGCGGTTCCTCGAAAATATCACGGCAACAGTTCGGGCCCAATTGCCTGTGCTCTTGCTGCATTGGATGGGCACGATCGTATCTATATGTTGGGATTCGATATGGGACCCAGTACAACTATGAGATTTAACAATGTGTATGCCGGTACAGAATTCTACAAAAGTGCAGACGCAGCACCTACATTTACAGGAAATTGGATACGGCAACTGATGACCATAGCCGGGGATTTCTTAAATACACGATTTGTCCGTGTTTGCGGACCCACCAGTGCCGACATCAAAGAGTTCAAGAACATCGCAAACTTTGATACTATAGACATCAAACTGTTTCTACATCGGCTAGACACCAACGACGGGCTTTGATCCAGAATCTGTGACCTGTAAGAGTCTGGTAAATACAACCAGAGACTCTACAAATGACACAATACACCATTGATATTGGCGCAGTTCCGGATGACGGGCAAGGTGATCCGTTACGGACCGCGTTTAATTACACCAATTTAAACTTTAACCAGATTTTTTCTGCTGGTCCGGTGCTGAGTAATGTGGCTATTGCCAACAATACCATCCGAACTATCAACAGCAATGGTGATCTGATACTGGCACCCAATGGTATTGGCCGTATACAAATCAAGACTTCCTTGGTGCCTAGTTTTGATAATGTGTATGAACTAGGTAGTCCGACCGCACG